CATGTGACAATTGCCGTTTGAAACGCAAGATCGAACATCAGTAGAACCTCTTCATAATCACTTTCCGAAAAACGCCTATCGGGCGATCCTCAACTTGAGTCACTTTGTACATTTGCCCTAATATCGTAATCTGATCGGAGTCAGCTGCACCCACCCGCCCCTGGATAACCTGATCGGTGTAAATTTTAACGTAGTCGGAAATCCGTTCGCCATCTTCTAGAATTTGGAGTTCATCCATTTTAACGGGTTGTGTGTAAGTAACCGTGATCGGGGTGTCTGTTTCGGTTCCCGGGATCCATATTCCAGCGGTGTCATACGTGCCAACGGCAAACTGCGTAAGTGTCGCGGTGGTCATTTCAGAGGCAAAAAAAGGCATCATTGGGATTATCATTTCACCGACTCCCACTGGATAGACTGTCTCATCGTACCCGTATCAATTAGCGGACTATTTGAGCCCTTACGGTCTGCTGTTTCATCGCTGTTTGGAGGATCCGACATAGCTACAATCTTCGCCTGTATATCTTTTTTGAGTTCTTCGCCCAGAATCGCCACGGCTTTTGCAGATGTGGTTTTACCATTAATGATGCCCGCCAACAGCTCACGACGTAGGCGGTTGTATTTACTAATGTTTTCAGCGATTGTGGAGCGGATAAAAGAGCGTTCCGGTACACCCAAACCAAACTCATTTATCGCGCCGACTTCTGGGATCGTTGTCCCATCGTCGCTATTCGGATGCTCCCCGAGACCTGCAACCAGTCCGACTTTCAGGGCACCGTCTTTGGTACGCTTGCGCACGCCATCGACACCACCGTCACGCTGTTTATATTGGATTTCAACCTGTGCGCCATCGGCCATATCATACCACCAGCATATCACAGCCGATAGTATTTATCAGTCTGAGTAGCTCTTGACCATACGGTGTCGAGTTGAGCCAGGTTGCATTCCCTGAACTGGATAGCGCCCCCGCTGCAAAAGCGATAGATACGTCGTCTACTTTACGGGATGCAATTGGCCCAAAGGAGCCACTGGCACCGCCTGCGGCGAGGGACGTCTGATTAGCGAGAGTTAAAAGGTGGGCAGTAAAAAGATTCAGGCCTTTATAATAAAAATCCCCCCATTCGGATTCGCGGATTTCCAAAAGCGCCTCGTCAAGAAACAACTGGATTCGCGCTTCGTCAACCGCAGCGAACTCAGGGAAACGTACCAGGAATCCAGTATCGGGGACAAGTGCCATCAGTCAAAATCCTTGAAAGACTCGTCAGATTTTTTCTTCTTTTTCCGGCTTTGCTTTTTGGTTTTGACTTCAATAGGCTTTTCTTTTTCAGCCTCTTTTTCGTCAGGTGATTTCGGAGGTGTGACGACTTGATGCTCAACTGGTTTCACGTCGGATACACCAGCGTTTACGATCAGCGCCCCAGCGTCGATTGCCCGCTTGACATCCTTCGGTTTCAGGAATAATTCGAGGTCTTCCGCAGAAAGAGTATTGAAACCCGGGGCAACTTTGACGGTCCGAACGCGTACAGCGCCATGCAGATTGATGTACTCATGAGCCCGGAAATTTCGCTTTGTGTTGTTTAATACAGTTGCCATAGCGGCTCCTTAAAAAGGGCAGCCCCCGGGATTTCTCCTGAGGGCCACGAGGGCGAAATCAATTAAATATCAGTCAGGATATAAGCCGATTTTGGATAATACATATTCATTCCCGCATAGCGTGCGCGGGCGATAGTAACGTACTCCAAACCATTTTTTTCGGGCTCCATGAAAGTAACATCCATGGGGATTTCGATCTGCACTTTGTCAGGGTTTTTAGTCCAGACGGCCAGCACATCCTCATCAGCGGTTCCAGCGGCGTTTTTGAGTTCCGGGATTGCCATAATCTGATCGAGAGAAGTCAGAAACGGGGAGTTCTGAACAATGTATTTTGCAATCGTGGTATCCGTACCCGTGCCCATGTTGGTGGTCATAATCAGGTTCCACTGCGCCAGGGGGAGACCCATACGATTGGCACGTTCTACACCTTCTGTATTTTCAAACACAGCGGAGAATGCGGTATTTACATCAGCGAGAATCTGAGCGGCTGATTTACTGGACCATACAGTCACACCGCCGCCGATATCTGCGGCGGCAGAGGTATCGATAAGTGAAGTAGTGAAGAATCCGATAAGACCAGCCGCAGCATCACCAAACCACGCTAGGTAATTCATTTTCTCTTCGATGATCCTACGAGCGGCCGCAGCGCGTTTCCGGTCCAAAGGGACACCGGCAAAACGGGCGGCTTCGATCTCATCCTGGGTATATCCAAAAGCATCGGCAATAGTTCGAACCGGGATCCGGGTCTCTTTACCGTCAACGTCCACACGGGGGACATCGCTGGCATTACCGTTGATCAGCTTGGCCTCGCCCCGCTGGTCAAAAGTCTGATACACAATCTCCTGTGCTCCGGGATTAACCTCGGAAGAAACATCAAAGGCTTTGTCATAGGTAAATTCAGGGTACAATACATCGTACGCTTTTGCTTTAATTTGTTCCAGCTGTTTCGCAAAAAATACGCCGCCGGTTCCATCCATAATTTCAGTCATATCAAGTCTCCTTAAATCTGCGGGGTGAGGCGGATACGAGCGAGCCCGGCTGCCGTGATTGTGTCCATAAGTTCGCCATTGAGCTGAGTCTGACCCGCGCCGGCGGTGCCAGACTGTATTACTCCAGTTGCGTCTATAGAGTAAATGGCCGCGCCTTTGGCTCCGGTATTACCAAGGGAAACCCAAACTACACCGGAGATCATTACACCGACGTCTTCCGTCGCAGCATAAACGATTGTATCAGATACGTTATTTTCGACATCCAGAGAGCGGACAACCACGCCAACGGGGGCGGTTCCACCCAGGACACACTGGTCATCCAGTGTACCGGGACCAACGGTGAGGCCGGGGGCGATTCCCGCAACGGTCTCAACAAGATAGGATTCGATCCGATTGGGTCCCAGATCTGCAATCAGACCAGGATACGCAATAGCGGACGTGAGTGAGTATGATGTTTGTGCAGCCATTTTTTACTCCTGTTTCCCGGATCGTCGGGCAATCATCGTTGCGCGGGATTTATCGACCGGGTTCTTACTATCTCCGCCGGTGGCAAGAGCGTCGTTAATCTGTTTTGTTTTGCTCACGGATACATTCCGCACTGCGTCAAAAACTGAGGACACCAGAGCTGCGTTGCCTGCGTCGGGCTTGGATTGTCCACCTGTGAGGTGTTCAATAACGCCCAGTTGGATTTCCGTAGCGGATTTACCATCAGTTTCCATGTCGGGACAGATGGTGCGAGCGGCGTCTACAACCGCAACCAGAGATTTTACACCCTCAGTAATCCGCTCGTTAATTTCGGCGTCCGTTACAACTGCCTTTTTCGTAGTCTCCAATTTAGCCGCCACCTCGGCAAGCTTTTTCTCGGAGTCCATCACCTGCTGTTTCAAAGCGATGTTTTCGCTTTTTGCATCATTGACCGCTGTTTTCAAGGTCTTATTTTCAGCGGCAAGAGCATCCATAATCTCTGTTGACATTATCGTCTCCCGTTGTTCTGCGGCCGCTGAATCCAACAGCCTGTATTTTGATCCGGCGCGACCCTTAAAAGTTACGCCGTCCACAATTGCAATGTGATTGCCTATGATATTTTCTATCTGCCCATCGTATGCGCCGTGCACCTCATCCGCCCCGGCACCCCATTTTATATCGGCATTGTATCCGAGAGATACTTGTTCCATGCCTGCACCGACTGCACTGATCGCCGAAGCGTCCTGCACGACCAATTTAGCTTTAATGTCCGAACCCTCTGCAAAAATGTCCTCTATCACGCCGGTTTGGTGCTGCTTTACTGTTGCACTAGTGAGCAATTTCGGGGGGTGGCCGATTGTAACTGGTTTTGATTTAAATGAGGCTATCGATTCAGGCTTCAATACTTCGGTTTCGGGCCTAAGCAAACGGATTTTTTTCAGACCTTTTAGCGATTTGGGTATATCCTCGCCAAAATCAAGGGGGCTGTATTCCTGCACGCCCGCGCGCCCGGCGAGCGCGTCCACGACCAAGTAACCCTCTGCTGTTTTTTTTCTGCTGGAAATTTTGCCCGCGTCGTAGAATATCATTAACAAGCCTCCATTTGTTAGAGTAGACTAACAGAATTTAAATGTCAACAACCGAAGTGTGCAAAAATTGCGTAGTTGCGCAAAATTTGCACCCGCGTAAGCACTGCGTTTTCCGGAAAACTACGCAAAGTTTGCGTACTTGAGGGCTTTTGGATACTCAAAAATACAGTGTCTACGCGGGTTCTATTCTGGCATAATGTATGCATTACTTAATGGCGTACCTTGTCGAAGGGAAAATCAGAATGGAAATGAATTACTATGGGGGCGCTTTTGTCGCAACCCACGTTGCTAAAACCCCAGATAGGACCAAATACATGGTATACTATGACTCTGACTACAAGTGTTTTAGGATCGGTAGTAAACGGTGGTGTTCATGGGAGCTAAACAGCGCCAGGATGGCAAAATTAGAATTGCTGTAGTACCTCAATAACGGGGCCCCGAAAGGAAAATCAAAATGAAAAAAGTAACAAAAGAGGAACTCCGCCGTATAAAACTATCGGCTGCACTGTTCGCCAGCCTCACCGGGGTACGCGTGCGATTTAACGATTATGGGGAGATAATAATTGAGGGGTTTGTCATATGTAAAATCCAGGTGGAGGATTAGAATGCCACAAGTTAAAAATTACTGTAAAGAAAAAAAATGCACTGCTGACAATTATGGCAAACAATGCGCTTGCATTAACTCCGTGGTATTTGGGGTCAGACAATGTGTATTTTTAAAAGGCCCGGAATGCACTTCGGTGTACGCGACTGGAGAAAACAATGCCAAACCAAAACGATAGAAAAACAATCATCCCCGCGCCCCCTGAATTGTGGCCTTTAGAATTGGTCATTGCGGACCAGGTGGAAAAAGAAAATAACAAGACGGAAAACGATATGTTCGAACGTTTGGAAATCGAGAGGGCCTATCAATGACTATGGAAGATGCGCTGAAGCTGGTACTGGACTGCGCAGCCAACCGGCAGCGCAGAAGGGTCGGGCGGAGATGACTGAAAAACGTTACAAAAAGAAATTTCAGATAGTCAAGCCTCCACAATGCAGAGCGTGTATGCCGCGCGACAACAACGGTGACGGTGGCCGCTGCTTGTTGGAGGTCGGACATAGCGGAATGCACCGGGTTGGAGACCGTAGCGAATATCTGGAATTCGACGACAAAGGGGCGGAATGGTTACATCCGAACGTGAATGGAAAAGACTTTCATATACAGGAACTCCGCGCCAGAGTCGCCGAGCTGGAGAAGGAACGGAACGCGCTGAAGTGTTGTGGCAATTGCACACACATAGCTGACGGAAATACTTATCACTCATGTAGTCGCAATGTTGTCTTTGGGTGTAGGACCAGCCCGGCTTTCGATGCTGAGCGCGCCAAGATTCTCAATCAAAAAATTGGAAACCACTGGAAAAAACGGGGACAAAAATGAGACGAGCACCGAAGGGCAAAAAATTAAAAGAGGCTTGCGATGCCTCAAAAGACCGCGCTGAATTTAACTCGCACATGCGCCACTGGTGCATCGCTTTCCGCTGGCTGATACAGCGGATGTGGAGGAATAGAAACAAATGAAACCAACACGCGAAGAATTAATCGAAATGATCAAAAGAGGCGAGGACGTAACCATGGTTGATACCAGCGGGATCACTGACATGAGCTTTATGTTTTTTAACACGCCTTTCAATCAGGACATCAGCAGGTGGGACACATCAAACGCCCGCGCGATTGGCCTGCGAATTTGAAGTGGAAACGCTTCCGGGCTGACTGGGTGACAATGCTGATTTTTGTTGAACTATTTTTACTGGATATGGTGCTGGACCCGCTAACCCAGGCGATGCATTATGGGAGCATAATCGACACACCACCACCCGGTGCCAAACTGATTAAAACAACGTATAGGAATATGTTTTACAAAGGACACACGAAGAAATAATCCAAATCGCATTATTTAAAAAACAGATTGAGGAAAAAGACGAAAAAATCCTCATCCTGGAGAAGTGGAATGAAATGTTATGTCCATCATTAGATGGACGCCGGAGGAATTTAAAAAATAAAGGTCAACTGCCGATAACATCCTTGACCCAGGGGGAGATACTTCCCAAATCCGGCTCTGCAGTACATCGACAATTTATGTCTTCCCCTGGGTGCCCTGTATCTGACGGGGGTGCATTCCAATCGAAGCGCTGGCCGTCCTTTTCCGCATGAGTTTCCCGAACCCTGTCATCCTGACTTGTCCGCCAGATGTATCCGGTTACCCCGATTGATTGTTGTCGGGCATTGGACAAAGCGGAGTTAAACTTTTGCATTTGGTCCCGTGCTATCAATTTGGCTCGGTTGTAATTCTGACCATTTACCTTCAGCACTTCCTGTTTCAATGAATGCCCATCAAGCCCGGTTCGGATACCCTCATAAAGAGCTTTTTCGACATGCTCTAAATACTGCGGCCCGATTGTTTTAATCAATGCAACGTTGGTGTTTACCGCATCTACAAAAGCAGCATCTATACCTCGGTCAATCAGACGCCCTTTTACTTTACTGGATGGGTCTGCAATTTTCCCGAGGTCAACGCCAGCCGCGCTTTTGAAAGACCCAACAAACTCCCGCCGTTGGTTATTATTTGCGGTGTTCATCGCCTTTTTTGCCAATGGCCCGGACAGCTTTTCGAGCTCCGCCCATTCCCGCCAGATCCCTGCAAAAGCCGCGTCCAATTCAGATCCCAACATATTACTGGCGTCATTGATCCCCTGTACCACAGGCATTTCATCTGCTGACAAATTATAAATCAGCGGGCCGATATCTCTATCAATCGACTTCGCCAGCTTCGCTACCATCCGCCTCAGTGCCCGGTAATACGCTGTCATCGTCGATACTTTCGGCTCCGTTGGTTTCACTTTCGCCATTTTCCACGCTCATTTCCTCTTCTTCGAGTTTCATTTCGTCCATAGCCTTCAGATCTTCAATGTAATCCGAATCAAGGGCATCATACCGGCCATTGTTCAACCAACGGGAGGCAATGTGGTAACTCTGGACGATACCGGCATCCAGTAACATAAGGTCTGTTTCGGCATCAGTCTTGTCAACAGTGGCGCGGTCAAGATCTGACATGGCCCAGAGTGGATTGAACTCAAATCCCCAGTCTTCCGGCATATACCCAAACACATGCCTGGTCAAAACTTCGTCCAGCTGGCGAAGTTGAGGTGCAAGTTTGGAATCCTGTTGAGCAGTAATCATATCGTAGTAATTCCGCAAGTCACCCTCGCCCGTGGCGTTAAAACCCTTCGCACTCTGACCCAAATACCGAGTAATAGGGATGTCTGCGCCAGCGGCAACAACAGAAAGGAACTCAGAAATCATTGGGGGCAACCCGGAAAAATTCAAAGGTTCCCTTTTAAATTCCTCATTATCCATGTCCAGCAATAATGTTTTGTTGATTGACTTGGATAAATTGGCGAGTGTAAAACGCTCTAAAATAGCCTGGCGCCCTTTGCCAGTCATGATGTTGTTAAACAAGTCCTTGACCATTACAACATCAATATTTGATTCGAAAATCATTGATGCGATGGATGCAATGGTAACTTTGGACGCCGTCGCCTCGTCGTAAATTCGAAGCAATATTGACGCACCCCAATAATTATTCTGTTGTAACTCTCGCCAGGGGAGGGTTACCCCATCGAAACGAATAAATCTGGACGGGTGCACCTGGGTACCACCGGCCAATCGGTACATTATCGGGTTACGGGATTGTGCGGTATCCTGAGTAACAGCATGTTCCGGCCAGATTTCTGTTTTGTCTAAAACGTATAGGTTCTTGATACAATCTTTACCAAGTTTAGTATAATCAAGTTCTTCAGATAGATCCTCAGCCGCGTCGTTGATATCTAACAGGATTCCGCCGCCGCCGTATAGCCGGGACCATTTCAGCGCATCATTGCACCGCTGTTTAATCCCGAGTTCCTGTTCCGCACGCGCGAACGCGTCCAGCTGATCCGAATCCGAGAGACTGGCCGCCGTTGGCCGCCGCCACTTGGACACCATATCATCTGATGGGATGTCGACGGCTTTAGCAAAAATCCAATGGTCATAAAGTGTTCCCAGGTAATCATCTGTGAGCACTATTTTTCTAAATTCCGTGTATGTCGCTTTATCCCTGGACGTCCCCAGGCCAGAAACGAGATTTCTTAAACTGTCAAAAATTTCAGCCATATTTTTTACCTACTCAGCCACGCGGCTAAGATAGTCAACGCCGCTGTTGTAACTATCACCGCTGCATTTATTAAAACCCGCTTTACCATTGGTGAGAGAACCGGGCCTCCGGATTTCTGAGGTACCACACTACTCTTTTTATGGTCCTCTTTTCGATGTTCCTCTATAGCTTCATTGACAATATTTTCGCATGTATCACGGCCTATTTTTTCTTTCATATCGTCCTTTATACCGTCTATTTTTCCCGATAGACCGGATATAACCCCAGATAATTCACCAAGTTTTTCAGCCACATAGAGATTTGGGTCTTTATTTTCCATGTTATTTATTTCCGTGTCACGCTATTACGCTGGTGTATACGTTGTCATAGTTCGGGCGTTCCCGCGTACTGTTGCAACAAATTCATACGTCCTCAGGACGTATGAATCAGTAACCCCCACAGTGACTTCAAGAGCCCCGGTTGTTGTATTGACGCCGACAGTTGGTGTGTCATAGTTTGCATGCGATGTTATCAAATCGGCGGCGTTGACTGGGTTAATAGTGGCATTGTTTATGATCGAATTACTCCCCTGATTACAAACAACACCGTTGAATTCCCACTTGCCAACGACAGGTTCCGATGTGCCACCGGAGACAGGATACGCGGATATTAATATTTCGACATCCCACGATTCGAGTGAATCCATATCCGGGTATGTCCCATCTCCAACATCAATTGTCATTATGTCGGTCGGATTGGAGCTTGATGCATCTACAAGTGACGCCACCAGTCGCATATCAACTTTTTTTATCCATCTGTCAGTATAGTACTCGTATGTATATTGTCCGCCAGCATCCCGCAATGTTGCGCCATGATATGGCCGGTATATGTTCCACCCGCGCGCATCGTACATTGCGACAGTTCCCGGGTAATCCGTTGATGTCGTGTCCATCAAATAGTATTTGCCCCACAACGGGGTAGCTGGCAGACTGGTTTCCACGGATGTCACTTGTGCTGAGAATCTGTTGGATTTAAGCGGGACGATGTCCAGAACGTTTTTGACCTCATCAGCTTTAGATACTGGTATTGCGACCCCAGATATATCCACAACACTATCTGAACTTTTGACACCCTCACCGCCAATGGCCTCAACATAAGCCTTTGGCACAACGGTTAGACCAGGTGGTTGATATTCAGATGGTATGACATTCGTGCTAGATTGCAAGGCACCATATAGATACCCCTCGTAATACAGTGACAGCAACTCACCAACCTCAGCCACCCCTGTGAACGTCGTTGCCAGCACTGTGTCGAAATAGAACACTTTGCCACGGAGCGATACACCAACAGTGTTGGAATCACGCACAAAAACAGTGTCACCAAGATGACTATCTGTCGTAGTCGTCAACGCGGACGAACTGCGCACAAGTGCCCCGGTTGCCAAATTAAATTCACGAACGTAGGCACTCGTTGAAGACCCGGCGTCAACAATGTAATACGTGTCACCGGCTGCGGACAAAGATATTGACACCGCAGCATTTGTGATTGACGCCGCATTGTCAGCGATCAGCGTCAACACCGCGCCACCGACTGTTAATTCAATTATGCCGTATTCTCCCGCAGATGTTGTTGCGTATATCAATCCGTCAACAGGGTTATAAAATGCGTCAAAAACTGCAGTGGAAAACGTGTCTCCGGTCACTGTCAAATTAGTATACGTTGTCAAGTCATTTTTATCATACTGCCGGAGCGACGTACTGCTAGTGATAAATATCAGGTATCCATTTACGACAACAATGGCCCTGTTGGCAGGTGGTGTAACATCCTCAATATATATACCCGTTCTTCTGTCATACCTATATAGTGCGTCAGGTCCGCTATAGCAAATATATGAAAAATCAGCATCGACAGCCACTGATCCACCAGCGACACTTTGGGCGAAGGGCGCTTGGGAATGCTGCAGCGTGATATCTCGGTTGGACACCGCAAAGGTATCGGTGCTTCCGGTAATCGAATTTTGGGTAAACTCATAGGAGTCGCCGGTGTCCAATGGAATAGAAGGATCCAGGCTAAATGGCGTGTCAGTCCCATTTCCGTTTAGCGTCTTGTCGGTGCTCAATTCGATAAATTCAAGAGCCGTTTCGCCCACATTCACATTTGGGACTTTTCCGGCGTTGCCTGTGTAGCTGGAATCCGTATCTGACAAACCAAGGAATGTAGTGACACCTGTACCACCCGCGCCACCGCCCGCAGTTGCATTTGGGATCTTCCCCCGGAGGTCCTCGGTATCATAAAGCGTTATCGTTCCGCTGGTGTTGACGTAGGTACAACGCGCGACCAGTACGCCTTTCCCCTGGAAGGCCTCGGGGAATGCATAAACACTCTTGTTTTCAGCATCGTCAACAGCATTTTCCGGTGTAATCCTGCTGTATGTACCACTTGGCATATTGGCCATCAAATGGCAGGCCTCGCCCGTGCGATTTTGTACAACCCAGTACACGATGCTATAAGATGTGTTGTTTAAAGAGATACCACTGGAGTCATCCGTAACATCCTCAATATCTGTGGTTTTGTAATAAGGTGTTGTAAATTCATTTACAAAATAAACTGGATCCCCAAGAGAGGTGTCTAAAGCCGGGAAGGATTGTCGGTGCAACTGATACGCGAAACCACTTGTAACACTAAAATCAACAGCTGATGCAACTACCGTGGTGACACCCTCCATTCCGGAATCCCATTGTGCATGTTCTCTTCGCAAACGTTCAGCGATATGTAATAGATGGCCATTATCGCCCTCCGATTTTACATGGTCATTCCAGTTTCTATTTACGCGGGCACCTTCTATTTGCACTGAGGTGGCACTTTGGATAAACACATCTGCAACTTTGATATGTTCGGCGGTTGGCCACTCGGATGTGCTTAATGTTAGAGCTTTTGTAGACTGAAGTACATAAACATAACCACGTTGAGGAGCTATATCTGTACCCGCAGTAAGTGCAATCGTTGCCGCCGGGGTCGTATCCAGGGTAGTAAACCCATCGGAAAAAACCATTGTCAGATCCCGACCGGAGTCCGCACTGTTTGTCAATGAGCCGGTAACGGTGGCTCCGTCGGACGTGACTACAAATTTAATGGTCTCCATGAAGCTGCCGTCGTGAGCATCATTGAAAATATTGTATACATCTCTGGTGATGGATACAAAAAATTCGCCCTCAGTAGCATGGGCCTTTATTATCCCTCCGAGCGAGATTGAAAAGTTTGGAAACATCGGTTTAACGTTGGTAATTCCGCCGGCAACCGTCGGAGATAGCCAGCCTGTGTCACCAGGGGTATAGGTAGAAGTATCCAATTCACGAACGCGACCAAACTGGGTCATCAACCCCATGGCCCCATTGGCTATATCATGAGTAGCGAATGCGAGAGTGCCTTCACACGTCGCGTGGTTATCCGCCCTGGCAAGCTGGGGCGTTGGGTAGATAATACCCCCAATGTCTACTGCTGCATTGGGACGCACTACACTCCCATTGGGTATCTCAGACCCCGTATCATTGTAATACAGAATCAAGGTTTCATGCCCTACCTGTATCGTGGCGCCGAGGCCCGTCACAACATTTAAGGTATATTCATCCCCATTCCAGTAAACCCTGCCCTCCTGGTCTAGTACTACCCCTGGGTCATTATTGAAATCAATGTAGTCAACTTCCGGCACAGTGAGAAGTCCGAAAAGCTCATTTATTGACCCAACCAACGAATTAGAGGTTGTGTCAAGTTGAGTATTGCCAGCCTCCGACAAGGTTATGTATCCTGATAAATTACTATCCCTCAGAAATACATTATCTGCGTACGCGGCAAGTGTTGTGTCGGACCCTGTCTGTGAGGTGCTTAATACAACACCCCCGGAAGAATCCTTTATACTGAACCCTTTACCATCCTGCATTTGAAAAATGAGAGCTGCAACACTGAGCAATACTTCCTGCCCATTGTTATACGCTGTCTGGAGAGTGGTTGGTGTTCCGGAAGCATCCCCTGGTACTAAATTACCATCAGCATCAAGTACAATAATTTCCCCTACTTGCATACCATCGAGATCAACGGGTACCCCATCAATCTCCTGAGGTATCGGATCCGTGCTGTCCTTCGCATGGGTTGTACCGTGTGGGGGTATCCTGTCCCCACCAGCGCCTTTGTATATCCCACTTAAATTTCTGAATTCTTGAATGCTATCATTAATCGTTGTCATATTTTGGCAGTCCTCTCAAACAATGTTAGTATAGTCTACCGATGATGCGGAAATCAAGTTAAAATGTATCGCGTCCAGGGTAGGATCGATCTGATCATCATGGCGGTGAGTCATGTTTGCGTTAAATTGTTCAAATTCTTCGATGTACCCCTCTACCCATGGGGCGCTGTCCGGTAAAACAACTTCACCGCGTTCAGCCGCCGGCGCCGCTGCCAGTGCCCGCGCAACTTTATCTGTGTGCCTGGGTATAGGCGTAATAGAGGGGCATCCAATGGCGCCGCGATTAATCGCCTGATTTAACGCCTGAATGAGCCCTGTGCCCGAGGCTTTATCTTCCACATTTATACCCCGGATAGACAGGTTGCACTTACCTCGTACATATTGCCAGCGATTGAAAAACCCTACCGCTTTCCTCTCCAATTCGGGAGCTTCCCACTTGCCCCTCACCTGGTCCAACAAATAAATTTTGGTGTTGTTGCATTTGGCCCAAAGTTGGAATACCGAAAAGTCATTCGTTACGCCGGTCTTCATTGCGGTATCCGCATACACATGCAGGCTGTCAATGTGCACTGCTTCACCATCATGCCAAAGAAGGGATTCCCTGCGATCTATACCCTTGCCAAATGACCATTTTGGCCATTTTGATGGGTGGAAGATACGAGTGCCGGGGTCTGATGGGTCCTGTAAATATTGACCGGCCCATACAAAGGAATTACCATCCTTTATCTTTTCGAGCTCCTTTTCATTATGCTTGTACGGCCATATTGGCCCGGGGGGTAATTCAAAGGGTATCGGTGTACCATGGGTGTATTTTTTTGGGTAATCTTCTCTAATTTCCGGCATCTTTGCGGGGATAACCAGATGGTTCCATTCTTCGCCACTTCCACCCCTGAGCAAGTACCCCGATAAGTCATCATCATGTACGCGTTGCATAATTACAATTACAGGAACATCCTCATGCGCAAGTCTGGACATAAAAGTGTTATTATAATTTTTGTTAACAGATTCCCTTTGTACTTTTGACATTGCATCTCCTGGCTTAACAGGATCATCAATCAGGATAGCTCCAGTAAAAATATCCTTCCTTACCATGTGGCCGGCACGAAACCCTGTGATCTGCCCGCCTGATGAGGTCGCAAGAAATTCAGTACCTTTATCTGTCATCCAAAGAGACTTACCTCTGTTGTCTGTCCGTACAGACATCGGACAAAGCGCTTGGAACATCCCCTCTTTAACGATGTTCTGAATAATGGAGGAATTCCGCAATGCAAGTTTATCTGAGTACGAAGCGTGAATAAATTTACATCCAGGGTTTTTAATTAAGGATTTTATAACGAAAAATATAACTGCCAGCTCAGTCTTAGTGTATCCAGGGGGTATATTTATAATTAAACGTTTAATTTCCCCATTTGAGACTCTATCTAACGTGTTGGCTATAATTTGATGGTGCGGAGCAACGATAAGTCTGGCGTTATCCCTTATTTTAAAAAATAAACGCGCTGTAACAAGCGTTGACTCTGAACATAGATATTTCAGAACTCTTAAATCCCGCGGTGTAAAATCGCTCGGATCAGAATACATCATTTAAAATTTTCCTTATTCTAATAATATCGGCATCAGTAAGATCAGCGGGTTCCTTCGCTTCCACTTCGGTGATTTCGGCAGTAACCTGTTTTTGATTTTTGTGGAGGAAATCCATGAGCTTCTGAGCGGCTTTGTGTGACTCCTGGAGAGGCACCCTGGCCTTTTCATACAGCCCACTACTTAGCACGTGTTCCACAAGCTCCGCCCACTCTGCTGTATCGGGGAAAGGCTCACCCCCCTCTTCATCAAATTCCCGATATACAATTTTTCTTACCATATCCAGTATCGGGGCATCCAGGGGGCGGGGGTCCTGCCCTGTCATAATCGTTGCAAGCCAGCGGGCAGGGTCAGGCACCTGGTAGTGTTTGCACACTCCAGCAATAGCTTTCCTCAAACTCTGTATATTATCCGGGCTGGTATATTTTTCGCTCACGTATTTAATGTAGTCATACCTACCAAATAAAGTCAACGATTATAACATACACCGACGTATAGAGCCCCCTGAAAATAACGCCCGATATAATTTAGGAGCTATAAATCGTGTACCTATATTTGGATCTGTGTTTTAAAAAATTTACAGTGTGTACAGATTAATCCAGGGGCACTGCAAGAAAAGTTAGTACTTTGAGAAAAATAGTTACCAAACAGTTAGCATTTTTTAGGTACGCTAACTCAATTAAGTGTATGGAACTATTACAAAATCGAAAAAAATAGTTAGCGAGTTAGTACTTTTAGGATTTACCTTATACATATATATATACTAATATACGATATATATTTATGAATATCTCTCAAGGTTTATATCAAAAGTACTAACTCGCTAACTATTTTTCCTGATTTACTAATGATCTTGTACACTTAATTGAGTTAGCGTGTTTAAAAAGTACTAACTATCTGCTAACTATTTTTCTCAAAGTACTAACTATTTTACACTCATATCAAAATTATTACATATATAACATAAAAATAAAAACATCGGGGGTCAGCTATTCGGGAAACGATAATATCGGTCATAAAATATCTGATTTTTAAATTATAAAAATTATTTTACCCCTTGCGTAATACCCCGCGGTGTATTATATTATATCTAAGCCAACTGGCTACTACTTTTATAAATGGAGGATATGAAATGGCACCTTACGAGATCAGTATTAAATTGCAGGACCAATTGTGGTACCAATTGTGGGGCCAATTGTGGGGCCAATTGCGGGACCAATTGCGGGACCAATTGCGGGTCCAATTGCGGGTCCAATTGCAGGGCCGATTGCAGGGCCAATTGTGGGGCCAATTGCGGGGCCAATTGCGGGACCAATTGTATAGCCGATTGGAGGATGTGAAATGACACCTTACGAGATCAATATTAAATTGCAGGACCAATTGGATTCCCAATTGCAGGACCAATTGGATTCCCAATTTTGGGACCAATTGCGATACCGATTGTGGTACCGAT